AAGCGAAACTTAGATGTGATTTTTGTTATCAATCAAATTTCAAACAATGGTTCGAGCAATTATAAGGGGTCTTACACTGTTGCGAAACTGGGACCAACAATTGGTAATTTTTCTGATGTATTTACGGATGTTGGATCATCAAATGTTTCTGCGTTAACAATTGAACAAATTAATATTTACTACCCAGATTTAACAATAGGAGATTTTACAGATAGAAAAAATTCTAGTTATTTATTATCAAGTAGATATTTTGATCTTGTTAGATCTTCTATTCAAAATCCAGTAGCAGTTCCATTCTCAACGGGATCTGTCGCATCCACAATTGAAGTTCCAACAACAACATTCTTCCCAGCTAGTGGTTACTTATATACAGAGAATGGTGGGTTGATTCAATATACAGGAAAAACATCAACTTCATTTACTGGTTGTACATCTGTACGTGGGTCAACATCTATTGTTGGAAATTCAGTAATCTTTGATGGAAATGGTGATTACTTAAATATTGCTTCAAATACTGCGTTTAATTATGGCACTAATAATTTCACAATAGAGTTTTATTGGAGACCTACTTCTATCGGTGGAACTCAGGTTTTAATAGATCAAAGAACAGCAGCAAATGACGTTTCAATTTATGTTGAAATGAATTCGACTGGTAATATAAGATTGTTTGTCAACGGATCATATAGAATTACATCAACAAATTCATGTAGTACATCTCAATGGAACCATGTTGCGATATACAGATCTTCTGGAACAACGAGAATTGCTATCAACGGAACTGTAACTACGACATCAACATACGCCGATACCAATAATTATGCTTCCAAACCTCTCAGAATTGGAGCTTCTTGGACAAATTCTTCTTCTATCTCTGGAAGAATTAATAGTTTCCGTGTTGTAAAAGGAACTTCTTTGTACTCTAACACTAACTTTACTGTTCCATCTCAAATAACAAATGTTACTGGAATGTCTTTATTAACATGTCAAGGAAATACTATAAGAGATAGAAGCTCAAATAATTTAGCAATAACCGTCTCGGGTGATTGTTCTATTTCTGGAACTGGTACTTCAATGGTCCCATATCAATTAACATAAATAACCACATAAATATAAATAACTTTGGCACAAATCACGTCGGAACGAAAAACCAATGGCTGCTATTATCTCTGATAAATTTAGAATTTTTAATGCTAAGCAATTCTTAGAATCGCTAACTGAAGGTGCTACGGACACTGGTTCCGAGCGTAGTAGAATGTATTTCTTTGTTGGTCGCCCTCAACCTTGGAGAGCATACTTAGAGATCTATTCTAAAGGATCTGTTGCTTTTACAGTAGGTCACAAAATATTTGTTGGAACAACTGCTGGTCAGTATGCCGCTTCTGCTTTTAAAGCAACCATTGCTGCTGTCTATGACAACGCACTTCTTTTAACCGACGTTTTTGGAACGAACGGTGTAAATTCGGCTCCTACGACAGGGAGCACCATTACAGCAACAGCAGATAACGGTTCCACAATTGTTACAAACGCCACTGCCGTCACTGGTGTTTATCGTTATGCGACAGAAGATGTGCCACCTCTTCCTCTAGATAATCAAACAGAAGTAGTTTCAATCTACGACGAAATTATTGCTGCTAAGAGAATTACTGACATCTATGCTAGAGCAGTTATCAGACGCTATAACTGGGATCTTGTTGCCAATCCCAAATTTGATATGTGGAAACCAGACTATTCTGCTACCCCAGGTGGTGGCGGTCAGATTGGTAAAACAGCAGCAACTGGAGCCACCTCAATTGCTGATGCTAAGTTCTATGTAATGAATTCGGCATACGAAGTATTTAAGTGCCTTTACAATGGTCAAAATCCTTCAAATGCCAGTGGTCAAAACGCAACCGAAGAACCAATTACAACTGGTGCTAACTATGCTTCGGCAACTGGTCTTTACACAGAAACAACTGGTGCTGGATATATTTGGAAATATATGTACACCATTCCAACTGATGATGTACTAAGATTCTTATCATCAGACTTTATGCCAATTGTTCTTCCATCAAATGCTTCCCGTACCGCTGTAACAGCAGCTGCTGTTGATGGAGCATGTGATGTAGTTCTAATTGAAGATGCTGGATCTGGTCTTCCTGCCTCACAGACTCTCTATACATCTATTAAGGGAGATGGAACAGGTGGTATTGTTAGATTTACTACAAATGGTAGTGGAAATATCACCTCCGCTTCAATTCAAGCAAGAGGATCTGGTTATACATACGCAAACGTACTTCTAAGTAATGGCAACCTATTCAGCAACGTTGGTCTATCAACTGCTGTTGCTACTTCTGCTGGATGGAAAGGAGCTCTTGAAATTATTCTAGCGCCTCTTGGTGGTCACGGTAAAGATCACGAATCTGAATTGAATGCCAAGAGAGTCATGACAAATATTCGTCTGACTTATTCTGAAGGTTCTGGAGATTTTCCAGTTGATAACGACTTCCGCAGAATTGGTATTCTTAAGGATCCATACAACTATGGTACAACCACTTTCTCTACAGCAGACACTCTATCTGGTCTAAAGGCAATTAAGATCACTGGAGCAACAGCCGATTTCATTCCAGATGAAAGAATTCAACAAACAGTAAGTGGTGGAACAGCTTATGGAACAGTTGTTTCCTGGACTCTTGATAGTGGATCAACAACCACGGGAGTTCTGAAGTATATTCAAACAACTGATGCCCATACTGATAGTGGTGTTGTTAGACCATTCGCTAGCAATGGAGCAAATGCTATTACTGGATCATTATCAAACGCTTCTGGAACAGTAAATACTTCATATGCTTCATCCTTACTGGGAATGACATTTGCTGCTGGTTTAGCAAATCCAGAAATTGAAAATAATTCTGGTGAGATTATCTACGTCGAGAATCGTCGTCTAATCACTCGTGCTCCTGACCAGATTGAAGATATCAAACTAGTAATTGAGTTCTGATTTATATTTTACTCCGCTAAATACTAACGACTAGATGTTTGTATTTGGCGGAGTACGATGCCTCAGAAGACTAATCTTAACGTAAATCCTTATTACGAGGACTTTGATGCGAATAAGAATTTTTATAAAATTCTATTTCGTCCAGGTTACTCTATTCAAGGCAGAGAATTAACTCAACTACAGTCTATTCTTCAGAATCAAATAGAAAGCTTCGGAAAGTATGCTTTCAAACAAGGAGAGATGGTTATACCTGGAGAGGTTAGTCTCAATACAAAATTAGATTATGTAAAACTATCTTCAGTTTCCGAAGTAGCAGTAAACGAAGGAAATGATATTGTATATAAGAAATATGATATTAATCAATTAATTGGTCAACAATTAATTGGATTAACTTCTGGTGTTATTGGAACGATTCAAGCAGTAAAAGAAGCAACCGAAACCACTTCAGATACAATTTTTGTAAATTATCTAACCAGTGGTAATTCAAATACGGAATCAACTTTTAGACAGGGAGAAACCCTAGAAGTTATTGATGGAGTAAATACTCCTCTACTAGTTGTAGGAACAGACGGTAGTGTGCTCCCTACAAGTATTACAATCACAAATCCAGATACTAATCAGACAACTTCACTACAAAGTCCAGCAATGGGTTATGCTTCTGCCGTAAAGGTTGAAGAAGGAATTTATTTTGTAAACGGGTATTTTATCCGCAATCAATCAGAACTTCTAGTAATAGATGAATATTATGACAAACCATCGGCAAAAGTTGGTTTTGTTATTAATGAAAGAGTTGTTACTCCAGAGGAAGATGCTTCACTATATGATAATTCAATAGGATCATCGAACTATACAGCTCCTGGAGCACATAGATTAAATATTTCACTTTCATTAAAGGAATTTGATCTAAACGCTATTACTGATAAGAACTTTATTCAATTAATTACTATTTCCAGAGGAGTAGTTCAGAAAAAAGTATCGCAAACAAATTATAATTTAATTGAAGAAACATTAGCAAGAAGAACATTTGATGAAAGTGGAGATTATGTTGTTGATAATTTTTCAATTGATGTTAGAGAATATGCTCAAAGGGGTTCAAATAAAGGAATATATTCTGTAGATGAGTTTGGTCTTTATAATGGATTAACATCAACTGAGGCATCCAGAAAAATGGTTGCTAGCATTGGTCCAGGTAAGGCATACATTAAGGGATTTGAAATTGTAAACAAAGAGATTAAATACTTACCAATTGAAAAGGCAAGAGAAAGTCTATCAAGTGATAATGTAACTTTAAAAACAAAGGGACTTCCAACATTTACATTAACCAATGTTTATGGTAGTGTTCCTCTCAATAAAGAAGGATCAGATTTAACAGCATATCCAGATGTATTTTTGTATTCATCATTCAATGATGGATCAATTGGTTTAAACAATACAGAACTATCAACTGATCATAGACAAACTCTTAATAGAAGAGGTCTCATTTTCAATTCAAATGATGCCATAAAAACAATTACGATTCAAGTAACCAGCACAACGACATTACTTGGATCTATTACTGATGGCACATTTCAAAATCTAATTGGAACTTTATACTACATTAAATCTAGAAGCGATGGAGGATCCCCAACTTCAATTGGCAGTATCAAGTCAATTTCATATGCTAGCGTTAACAAACCTCTTATAAATCCTTCAGTCTCTGTTCAATTTTTAGAGCTTACAGTTACTGGTCCAAAAAATGAACTAGAATTAATTCTTCTCGAATATGACAATGGAGATGATACTTTCAGAAGAAAATTATTTTTCTCAGAGAGTGATGCTCAAAATGATAACAGCGAATTTGGTTTTATTGTTGATTACAGACAATCAATTACTCCAGTTATCGGAAAAGTAAAACCAAGTAACTTTTATATCCAACAGAGAGGTTCTGGATTTAACCCAGATTCTGATATTATTTTATCAAAAGGACGTTTAACTGGTGGATCTTCTGCTTACAATACGATATTTGGATTGTCATATTTTGATCCCCAATTCTTCACAAAGATAACTCTAGAATCCGCTCCAACAGGCACCAATGCTTTTGAAATAGGAAAGTATATCTATGGTCTAACAAGTGGCGCATACGGCGTTGTAGAGGGCGCTCCATCTGGAGTTTATAGTACAAACAATCTCTTATTTGTAAAAACATTATCTGGAAGATTTTTATCTGGAGAAACACTAAGAGATGAATCTGGCAATACAACAAGAATTGCTAGAGAAAATACTCTTTCTCATTTTATTGTTCAGAATAGAGGTCTTGGTTATGCTCCAGGTGCCAAAATTGTAATCAATGGATTGGAATTTGATTCTTCCAAGATTGAATTATTTACATCTGGTGATGGCAAAATTTATAAAGCAATTATCAACAATCGTAATGCTGTAACTACCGAATATTCACAACCTCCTGCTGTCAGTGTTAATAATCCCCCAGCAGCAACTCCGCCAAATGCTGGTGCTGCTATCATTCCAGTATTGTTTAGAGATACAGTTGTTACATATACTCCCCAGAACGTAAAATCTGTTGGAGCTAGATATGGTTCTGGAAATGCCAATGTTTTTAGCGCAGACATATTAGTAGACAATCAGAATTTCTCGGAAATTAAATCAGTTACTGATTTTACTTTCTTTGGATTCCAAGGATATGATTTTATAGAATCTACAAGCTTTAGTGCGGATGCTAGCACAATTTTACAGCAAGGAGATATTATTCAATTTTCTGATGTGAATAATGAATTGGTTCGTGCTATTGTCCAATATGCCACAAAACCAGCTGGTTCATCAAAAACAAGAATATATCTAGACACTGTTCTCCCAGGAGATGTAACTAATACTAGTATTGTACGTTTGAGACCAAAATTACAGAATTCAAATTCTGGAACTTTACTATTCCCAACTGGTAGTAAGCAGGTTGGTAAAATTTCTGCTGGTGGAGATGATACAAAGATCAAGTATTACTTCAGAAGAGATTTTGTAACTACTGCTTCTTCTAGTGGAGGAACAATTACTTTTGCGGCACAACTTCCATTTGGTACTCAACGATTTGCTGCTTTCTCTGAAAATAATTTTGTTATCACTGTTTTAGATGAAGGAGATGCTCCAAATATTTCTAATGGTGATATTATCTACGTTAATCCAGATGCGATAGAAATAGCATCATCTACTGATACCGCGAGTGGTTTAACTTCTGGAAGTATCAGTTTACAACTTCCTTCAACGTATTTTGGAAATATTCCACCAAATGGACAATTCCCAAAATTAAAACTAACAGCAACTCTAGAAGTAAGCAATGCTAAACCAAGATTAAAAACAGTTGTTAGAAATAAAAGAATTCTAGTCTCTTCTTCTGGCGATAGAGTAATTCCTTTTAGAGGAACTGATTATGATAACGAAGTGGTGGATGTATTATCATATTCAGATGCTTTTAAATTAAGATATGTTTATGAAGGAACGTCTACCCAACCCCCATCAGTTGATACAGCTGGCAATTTAATTTCTGGAACTGATGTTACTTCAAGATTTACATTTGATGATGGTCAAAGAGATACAATATATGATGTATCAAGAATTGTTTTAAAACCAGGATTTGAACCAACAGTTGGGCAATTAATTATTGCTTTTGATTACTTTGAACATTCACAGGGAGATCTATGTACCATTGATAGTTACTTACATGAAGCTGGAGTAACAGAAGATGAAATTCCACTATTTAATTCTTCAGTTCATGGTAACCTTGAGTTAAAGAACGTTCTTGACTTTAGACCAAAGGTTGATAATGATGCCATTATTCCTGGATTCCAAGATACTTCATCTTTAGAAGTAACAAGTGGTCAGTTTGCTGGATCTGGATCTGTAATTTCTGTTACACCTGCTCCAGATTCAAATCTGGAATATACATTCTCATTCAGTCAAGTTCAATATCTCGATAGAATTGATGGAATTTTCTTAAACAAAAAAGGAGAGTTTTTTGTAAAAGAAGGAAACTCATCACTAAATCCATCAAAACCCGATACAATTGATGATGCTGTTGCTTTATTCTATGTTTATATTCCTGCTTACACAAAAACTAGTAACGATGTTCGTGTAACTCCTGTTGATAATCGCAGATACACGATGAGAGATATTGGAAAACTCGAAAAGCGTATCGAACGCTTGGAGTATTACACAACTCTCAGCATACTTGAGCAGCAAGCTTTGAATATGCAGGTCAAAGATGAAATTGGTCTTGATAGATTTAAGAGCGGATTTTTTGTAGATAATTTCGAATCCCATAAAATTGGCAATTTAAGTTCGTTAGATTATAGATGTTCCATTGATAGTCAGCAGTCTGTCCTTCGTCCACAAGCGAAAGAAGATTCTGTCAATCTAGTAGAAGTAAATACAAGAGAAGATCAAAGAGCAGTTTCTGGATACAAAAAATCTGGTGACATTATCACACTACCATATACAGATTTAGAATTATTTGGCAATAGTTTTGCGTCAAAAACTATCAATCCAAACCCATTTGTTGTTATTCAATATGTTGGAGATGTTCAAGTATCTCCAAATGTAGATCACTGGTATGATCAAAGTATTGATCCTATAGTCGTAGATACAAATACTAGCCTTTTCAATATTTTCTTGGCAAAAGATGATTCGAAAGAAAGTTTCTCAAGTCTTCATAATTCTTTCCTTGTAAATTGGGTAGGAACTTCTTCTGCATTTACGGCAATCAATTCGTTGGGAGAAGTTAATTCGCAGCAAGCAATTTCAACTGTTTCATCTGCTTCTGTTGCTAGTTCTTCAAATATTAGTCCACAGAATAATGAGATTGGTAAAGGAGTTCAAACAAAATCAATTAATGGAAATCTAGTATCATCTGCTTTAGCATTCTTTGCCAGAAGTATTCCAGTCAAGTATGTGATAAGAAGACTCAAACCAAATACTGTGGTTAATGTATTCCTCGAAGGAAGAAATGTTAATCGTTGGGCAAATCCAGATTTAAGATTTACTGGAGTTGCTGGTAATTCTCTATCATCTTTCAATGGAAGAATTGTTACTGATGAGAATGGAAATGCTAGTGGATTAATCTTAATTCCAGCTGGATTACCACCAAGAGAAAACGCAATATGGACTGGTGATGTTGATACAATTGACTATGATTCTTCTGGGGATGAAATTCGTTTGACAACTGGTGCATTAACTTTTAGATTTACTTCCAGTGCCACCGACGAGTCAAAAGACACAGTAGATACTTATGCCGAGGTCAAGTATTATGCCACTGGCATCCTACCAGAAAATCCTGGAAGTATTGTATCAACTAGACCATCATATTTCAAGTCAAATGAAGGTGTTCAAATTGTTGATAATAATACTGATAATCCATTAAGACCAAATCCTTTAGCACAAACTTTCAAGATAGAAAATTATGATGGCGGATTATTTGCTACTGGTGTTGATTTATTCTTCTCCAAGAAGAGTAGCAATGTACCCATCAAGGTTTATTTAACTGATGTTGTTTCTGGAAAGCCAGGAAAAAATATCATCCCAGGAACAGAAAAAGTTTTAAATCCAAATACATATTTAAAATGCTACACTAATGGAAATGTTTCTGTAACAAAGGGAGAAATAGTTACTGGTTCTAGCTCTTCTGCTAGTGGTCCTATTCTCAAGATCATTGATAAAAATGGTGTTGAAGTTGTAGCATCAACTTCTGGAACATATTCTCTCACAAATGAGCAAGTTTACACACTTGTTCTGAGCAACCACAACGGTAAATCATTTAGACAAAATGAAGATCTGATAATTCCTTCTGTCACTTTAGCAAATGCTACAGAAGCATCCCAATTAAAATTAACAATTGCTAAAGATAGCGGAAAATTATCTGACATTAAGATTAAAACTACTGGTCAAAATTACGACAGTGCTATTCTAACAATAGAAAGTCCACAACTTCCAGGTGGTTCTGTAGCAACTGCTCGTATTGAAGTCTCTGGAGGTAAAGTATATAATGCTGAAATCTCACTCCCAGGATTTGGATACACCGAAGCACCATCAGTTGTTGTTAAGGGTGTTGGAAATGGTGCTGGCGGATGTGAAATAGAAACCTTCATTGAAATAGACACACCAGCAGTTCAAATGGGTGTAGCAACAGATTCTGCTGGTGTTACAAATTCAACAACACCAACTAGATTTGAATTTGATTATCCAATCTACTTACAAAATGATACTGAATATGCTCTTGCGTTAGAGACCGATTCTATTGATTATGAAATTTGGGCATCACGTCTTGGAGATATTGATGTGTCCACAAGCACTGTAATCACAACTCAACCTTCTCTTGGTTCTGTTTATAGATCACAGAATATTGATAGTTGGACAGAAGATATTTTTGAAGATCTTAAATTCAAGATGTATCGTGCTGAATTTGATATTTCCAGACAAGCGGAAGTTCTCATTACAAACAAAAAACTTGGTTATGAATTATTAGATTCAAATCCATTTGAGACTAATGCCAGCTCAAATACTAATGCCACATCAAAATTATTTAAGAGCAATAACAGTATTCTAAAAGTGAAGCATAGAGATAATGGATTTGAAGATTCTGGAAAATCCTATGTGTTCTATAGAAGTGCCGAGGAAACTGCTGGAATTACAGCAGATATTTTAAATAACACATTATTTAAAATTACTAACTCGGGCATTGACACTTACAATATTACTTCCCTGTCTAAAGCTGCTGGAAATGCTTTGGGAGGAGGGGATAGTGTATATGCTACTTACAATAGAAAATACGAGGTTCTTTATCCACAAATCCATTATCTAACTTCAACTGGAACTACTTTGGATACATTTGTAAAAACCACAAATATAGTTCCAGTTGATTCGTCTACAACAAATTATACTTCATATTCACAAACTGATTTCGAAAAGACATTTATAAATGAACCACATTACTTCACCAATCAAAAAATTGTCTCTTCTGAAATCAATGAAACTTTGAACAATATTGATAGATCATTGACATATAAAATGATTTTGTCTTCTACAAAATCATATCTCTCTCCAGTGATTGATTTGTCAAGTGCTTCAGTAAAACTAAAAACAAATAGAGTTGAGAATGCTTCTGGTCAAGAAAATAGATTTGGAAGAAGAGATCAAATTATAGAATTCTATCCAATTTATAAGTTTAGTTTATCTGGAAATGCTGGTACTCAAATACAATCAAATCAAACTATCACAGGAAAAACTACAAAAGCAACTGGAACTGTAGCAAAGGTTGAAGGTGTAAACGTTTGGGTTCGTGTAAAAACAAGTCAATTCTTCCAACAGGGGGAAGGTGTGAATCTTGGCAATCAATTATCACTTACAAATGTGAGTATTGATTCAAATCCATCTCAGATATTTGTTTCTATTGCTGATTCATCAACACTGGTTGCTCGTAACCCATCTTCAATTTTACAGACATATGATAATATCATCACTGGAAAAACTATAATATGGAATAACAAGACACAAGAACTTATTGTTCGTAATGATGTTCAACCAATTAATGATGATTTTAATGGAAGAATTGTTGATAATGTTTTGTTTAACAGAAATGCTGTGGTTGTAGATCAAATCAAAGATATCTTCAGAGTTGGAGATTTTGTAAAATATCCAAATCAACCAGATAGCGAGGCTTCCTTCTTGGAAGTTGGAAGAATATCTTATACAAATGGTATTGATTATGTTTCTGATAACACCTCAAAAAATAGTTCTTCTGTTTCAAAATACATAACTAAGGAAATTTCTATAAACAATCCAGCGACTTCAATTGATGTTCGCCTGACCGCCAATATTAAAGACGTATCAAATATACAAGTCCTCTATAGATACAAGAAGGCATCAAGTCAGGAAAACTTTGAAGATATTGATTGGATTTATTTTAATGAGTCTGGAAATCCAGATACGTTAGAAATTGCTTCAAGTGAAAATACCATTTCTTTTACCACAGAGAAGCAATCTTCGTATCAAGAATTTAAGTATAGTGTGGCGAATTTACCAGAATATTCATCTTTTGCTGTTAAGATTGTTATGAAATCGGTTGATCCAGCTTATGTTCCAAAGATTCAAGATATCCGCGCCGTTGCTTCATTTTAATTGTTTTAAAGGGAATAATTCCGCATATGGATTATATAAAAGTTAGTGGTCATGACGGTCTTGTAAGGGATCAAAATACAGGTGCTATCTTGAATTTAGACGATTATGCTATAGAGTCTAGAAAGAAAGCAAAGTACTTGAGTTCCGCGATCAATGATATAAATATGTTGAAGAATGAACTAAGTGAAATCAAAAAATTACTAAGAGAGATAATAAAAAATGGCGGTTCTTAGATCGGTTGCTAAAACAGATACTTTTGAGAGTCAAAGATTAACTATCAATTTAATAGGTCAAGATTTATTCTCACTATCTTCTGGTACATCAGCGCAAGAATTTGCAAGACTACTGGTATCAGACGGAACCGAAGTATTGCCATCGTATTCATTCTCCGATGAATCTAACCTTGGATTATACAGAAGTGATATCGCATCAATTTCTGTTACGGCATCTGATTCAAATGTATTTAAGTTTTCATCAAATGGTAATGTTTCTTATAGAGACTTAAAATTTACAAAATATTATATTCAAAATGCTGATATCAGCATTACAGATCCTGGTTCTGGATATGATGTTGGTACTTATACAGATATTCAATTAATTGGAGGATCTGGAACAGGAGCAGTTGCTGATATTATTGTATCTCCAATCGTAGGATCTATAACAAATTCTGGTTCTGGATATACCGAAGGAAATTATGGAAATCCATTTAAATTTAGGACAATATCTGGTTCTGGTTCTGGAGCAAGAGGAACGATTGTTGTTTCAAGCACTGGCAATATCAGTTCTTTTGTTATAACAGATTATGGAACAGGATTTGTATCTGGTAATACTATAGGATTATATCAACCCCTATCTGGTGTTTCTACAACTTTAAGCACATCAAGTACACAAATAACTGTTCCCAGCACGACAACAATTGTTACTGGATCCACGGTAACTGTTACATCTGGAACTGGAACATTAGCCGCACAAACTACTGTTAGTAGTATCATTGATAATACTACTATCGAATTATCTACAGCGCCAACAGCAGATGGAAGTGCTATTCTTATATTCACTCCATTGTATGGAAATGGTAGCAATTTTGTATACACTATTTCCGAAATTGATTCTGTAGAATCTATTGATGTTATTGGTGGTGGTAGTGGGTATA